TAGAAGCATTATAAACAACTAACCCTTCTCTAACTGGAACAATTGTGCTATCTAAGTGAGCATATGAATAAAGATCTTTAGCTATGTGAACCTTATAGTCTGAGCCTAAAACTCTTTGAAGCCACTGACCACCTTTTTCATTACCTGTATTACTGACTTGGTATAGAATTTCGTTATTTACTCTTACGCAGTTTGCCGCTTCAAATAAAATTTCTTCGTTGTTTAGAGCAGGAACTCCTTTAGTATCTTCTTTGTAGTTTTCGTCAAATAAAATAGGCACAGGAGCTTTAATCCAGTCATACCCTTCTTCGTAAAGCTTGTTAAATACTCCTCTATATGCCCATGTTTCAAACTGTCTATTCCAGATAGGAGAAGGAGTTTCAATAATCTTATTACCAATAATAAGTGTAAGGTCTCTTGGGCTATAATAATGCCAATTTTTACCATGCCATGTAGGAGAATAGCAAGGCGCATTTGCGTATTGTGTGTCAGGTCTATGCACTGTTATACCTAAGTCTTTTAGAGTATCAGCAAGAGTATTTAAATCTTCATTTTGTTCGTCAACAATTTGTTGTGGATAGAAACCAGTCCATTTTCTTACATATTCTTCTTCATATTCAGGAAACTGACACTTCATTACACTAATATTAGGAATTGGAATGTTTGCATAGTCAGCTGTTCCAACAATTATTTCTTCTAACGGGTCATAGTCGTTATTACATGTCAATTTTCATTCTCCCGTCCCAAATTCTCGAAAAACAAAGTCTATTTGTGTCTGTTCCTCTATTATATTCTGGATATTTATTGTTCCAATCAATTCCGAAGTATACGCAGTCAGCTACTTCTAACTCAAGACTTTCACACATAAATTTTTGATCTTTTCTATATTTGTCTACAACATACCAAGCAGGAAACTTTTGCATCATCTTAGTTCCTAAGTAGGCAGATAATAAGTTTATATAGTTATAGTTAGTTTCATTGATAACATACAGTTGATCTTCAAATTTTTTTCTTTGTAACCTAATACCAATTCTATGGTTTTCAACAGGAAATACTTTTGATAATGAACTGACAATGTATTCTATACAAGGATGTTCAAGATTAACTTTTAACGCAACAGATATATTAAGATACGCAAAATCTAACATTACTGGTACCTCAAGTTCATCACATTTGTTTAATATTTCTTCCAAGTTATCAGGTACAGTGCATGAATCAGAAAAAGGAATACTAATTAAAAGCGCATCTCCTTCTTTAATATCATCTTCATCTAACCAAGCAAATCTTGCTGAAGGATACCAAAGGGCTTTCATCATTTGATGGAAGAAATATTCTCCTTTAGCGAGTCTAAGACGTTTAGTATCTTTATATCGTAAATAAAACTGATAAAATGACTCAGTTGTACCGTTTGTAAAGCAGGCTTCTTGAAAGTCCTCTTTTCCTACCATATCATGTGTCGAAAACATCCATTCTTTAAATGTGTCTAGATATTCAGCTTTGATTTGTTGCGCATTATCAACAGTATAATTATTGTGCAATGTAAACTGGTTTATAATCAAATCTCTATGAGCGCACAAGTCAGAATCATGAACACTATAAGCTCCACCGAAAGGCTTATCTTTATTATCTGGTAAATTTGTATATCTTACAGTCATTAAATTATTCCCAAGAGTATTTATCTTTTTTAGGGGTTCCCCAATTTCTATACATTATGATCTTACTTATGTCGTCTATATTTTCAATAACAAGTCTCTCATTAGCAAAATGTAGTGTTACTTTGTTTTTCAAAGCCTTTAGTAGGAGTTGCTCGCAATCAGAAGGGAGTTGATAAATACTACACATTACGATACCGTCAATCTTTTCTTCAAGAAAATGGTCGAGAATGGGCATATGGTCTAAAAACTCATTTTCAAAGTGATAGGCATTGTTAATAATTTTACACTCATCTAGATAGCTATCAATTATCGCTCTTTGAAAGTTCTTAGGCCAATCTATGCTCATGCTGTGATTATTAGATAAGTAGGTAATATATCTTTTTTGAGAGTAGTCTTGCTTTAAATTTTGTGAGTAATCATCAGGATGTCTAAAGAATCCACCAGGTAATCTACGATGGTATTCTCCTCCTTTAGGTAATACATGCCAATCAAAAGCCATTCTAGTCTTGTTTGTTGTATTATTAACATTTCCGTGAATAGACTCTTGATTGAATAAATGAGCTTGACCAGGAGATAAGGTCACAGGATACGCAACTTTTAGACACTCTTCTTCAAACTTTTTTAAATTCCAGTTGTTTTCTATTACTTTTTTGGTTATCTCTTTCGACTCTTTTGTGTTAATAATCCACATTGCATTTGTGTCAAAAGACTCTGTAAGAGGCATCCAGATAGTGCCTTGATCTCTACCGTTATCGTAAAAAATACCTTGATGAAAAGGTAATCTTCGACCAATACTTTGTTGATTAGGAACAACTAGATTTAAGGTAGGATTTCTTTTAATTAAAAAATCTTGATGATCGATAAGAGAGGGGATATATTCTTTTGCAAAATTAGAAAGTCTTTTCATCCATGCTAAATCGTGCATAAATAATTGCTGAATAGAAACACAGAGACTAAAAATTTCTTTTTCATCTATATATTCATGGATTGTGTCTAACTCTTCAACTCTTGGAAATAGTTTTTTGATTTCTTCTAAAACCCAATCATTCCAAGGGTATTTAGTAATATCATACTCAAGAGTTTTATTTTCCCAATTCTCATTCATGTGTAATCATAAAGTTCCCTATATGATGTTGACTTTCTGTTAATCCAGACAGAGTGATTATGTTTTAGTATCTTTTTGATTTCATCTGTGTTAAGAGAGGTATCAAAAGTATTTTTAAGAGCTTTTAGTGCTTTTAGAAGTCTAATTTCAAAACGAGGTTCTGAATCATAGCTTTCATCTATAAAAGGTTCAAATGTCTTATAACCAAGTTCTTTGAGCATTTTTAAAGTTCCAGGTTGCCCTAAAACAATAAAAGGTTTTTCTCTCCAAAAGTTTCTTGCTATTTTTGTCGTAATATATGTGCTATTATAGTTTATATCACCCTCAACGACAAGATTTAGTTTAGTTTTTTGAAAAACTTGCTCTATATCGATGTCATTAAAAATGCTATCACACGATGTAAAACTTAACATATCAGTAAATTCTTCTGTCCAAGGTTGTTTACCTTTAAAATAAATAAAGTCTCTTGCGCAATTGTAAGCGCTTACAAAACCTTCATCTAAAAGATTAAGTTTTTCTAGTAGGCTCAGAATTAACAATCTATATGGATTTTCATAATAAGTATGTAATAAGCAGAAGAAATTTCTATCACCAAAAGTTGAGATATCTGATCCAATTACTCTTCCGAGATCTGAGGTGTGTAAAGAGAACTTGCTATTAAGTAAATCATTATCTCTCATTTCACCCCTTGAAAACAAAATAAAATTAGGGTGATCCACTTTATGCAGCGTAATAAACAGAAATCTTTTATAAAAGCTGTTTAAGGTTGTGAGATTTTTAAGAGCCTCTAATTCATATTCCTTATTCGGCTCGCTAAACTGAAACAGTACATAACCATTACTTAAATTATCTATTACTCTTTGAGGAACAAAGCTTTCTAAACCTTTATTAATAGCATCTAATATATCTAGATAATTTCGTATTCTTACTACAAAAAACCAATTATCATGTTCTTCAATGTCATTTATATGTATGAGTTCATAAGAAAAATCTATCTCTGCTCCTAACCCTTCTAATTTATCTGGGTTAGAAAGCGTCTCTACAATAAATTTAATAGTCATAACCTAATTTATATTTTGCTATGATATAAGACTTTAAAAAGTCACTTCTAACAATGTCATCTACTAAGAACTCTATGGTAGAAAATTCAGGTATCTCTTTAATAATTTTCATGAATCTTAGTATACCCTTTTTATCATTTTCTCTAGTCAAGTCAGTCTGTGTATAATCGCCACAGAATATTATCTTACTATTTTTACCAATTCTAGTAATGATACTGTCCAGCTCGTGAAAGTTTAAGTTTTGACACTCATCTACAATTACAACAGAGTTATTTATAGTGATTCCTCTAATAAAAGAAGTGCTTATAAATTTAATATTACTTTGCTGCTTTAGAGCATCATAAGCGTCTTTCATACCAAAAAGCTCACTACAAATAGATCTATAAGGAGCTTCGTATATTGAAACTTTTTCTTGTTCGTCTCCAGGTAAAAATCCTATATCTCTAGTAGAGACTACTGACCTGACAATGAAAATATCATCATAAATAGTGCTAGTGTCTAAAACTTCTTCCAAAGCTAAGTAGAGACTCATAAATGTTTTACCAGTTCCTGCTATGCCATGAAGTAAAAGATGCTTATTATTATGATAAGATTGAAAGGTTTTTTCTTGGTTGGGGGTGATAGGGCTAAAAGTTAAAAGATCGTCAATTCTGACTTTTTTAAGATGGTGTTTACCGTTTCCGTTTGGCATTTAATTCCTTTTTAAGAAAGTATCAGGTATGTCTAAAGTACTTAAATACTTTACCATTTCAGTATACCCGCCGATTACTTTTTCATCAATTATAATTTGTGGAACTGATCGGGCATCGGGGACCATTTCTAAAAGTTGCTCTTTAGTCCAATCTTCTCCTATAATTCTCTCCTCGTACTCCAAGCCTTTATCAGTTAAGGCGTGCTTGGCTCTGACACAAAAAGGACAGTTATGCTTACTCCATACTATTACTTTCATTAAAGATCACCTTCTTGACGATTTTCTGAATAGTAAACATCAAACTCGCCACCTGGATAACGCGCTTTTAGTTTATTAACATTTTCCGAAATAATATCATCAAGAGTAAGGTCAAGGGTTCTGCAAGCATTAGCTACATACCACATGATATCTCCAAGTTCACGTTTTAGGTGAAACTGTACATCTGTATCAAGAGGCTTGCCTTGAAACACAGCTTTTTTAACAATCTCAATAAATTCACCACTTTCTGATGAAAGACCGATAGCTGCTGTTAATAACAGGCTAGGACTAATGCCATATGTATTTTCAATTTCAGACATACGAGCACTCATCAAGTGATGGTAGTTAGATTCGTCAGAAGTTACTTCTTGAACAAATTCTTTATATTTTTCAAAATCAATCATAGAGAAAATCCTTTAAAAGTATCTTTAGATACATCTTGTTTTGTTCCTCCAATTACATAACTGGAGATTTCTGTTTCTTGAGGNGCAACTTGTACTTCAGCACCTGAAATCCATTTTTGCGTCCAAGGAAGTGGGTTGGCTCTTGGGACAGAAATAGGTGATTTGATTCCGATAGCAGTCATTCTTTTATTACCAATCCACTCTATGTAGTCAGAGAGAAGATCTGCATTAAGTCCAATCATGCTACCATCTTTAAATAAGTAATTTGCCCATTGCTTTTCTTGCTCAATCGCTTCTAAGAACATTTCTATGACTTCTTGCTCACATTCTTTCGCAATCTTATTAAAATCAGGATCATCTTGAGGAAGCAGTTTTAATATTTGTTGGGTTGATCCTAAATGTACGTTTTCATCTCTTGCAATGAGTTTAATTATTTTAGCATTGCCTTCCATCTTCTTTAGTTCTGCAAAGGCCCATGAGCAAGCAAATGAGACATAGAATCTTACACCTTCTAAGATGTTAACGCTTGCAAGACATAGATATAGTTTCTTTTTTAGCTCGTATAAGTCAATCTTTTTTGTGGCATGTTTTCTTGATACAGATAAAATTTGCCCATCGACTGGATCACCTTGTTCTTCTGAGGTGACCTGGTGCTCACCTTCTCCAAACAACTCATACCACTTTACCATCTCAATGAACTCATCATAATGTTTAGAAATAGACTCAGCACAGTCAACTATCTCTTTAATATCCATCATTTCATCAAATACTTTTGAAGGATTAGGGTACACATTACGAATAATATGAGTATAAGAGCGGCTGTGGATTGTTTCAGAAAATGCCCAAGTTTCAATCCAGGTTTCTAACTCAGGAATTGTTACAACTGGAAGAAAAGCTAGATTAGGAGATCTTCCTTGTACGCTATCCAGCACGATCTGCCGTTTTAAATTAGCAGTGAAGATATGCTGTTCATGCTCTGATAAGTCTTTGAAGTCATTAGCATCTCTTAAGATGTCTACTTCTTCTGGGCGCCAAAAGAAACCTAATTGCTTATCGGTGAGTTTATCAAAGGCTCGATATTTTAGTGTATCGAATCTTTGCATCCCAAGTTCTTCGTCATCGAAAAACATTTTAGCTGTTAGGTGATTAGTGGAATTTGTATTTAAAACACTCATTTTGTGAATCTCAGAGTATACTGCTTACCACCACTGTAAAAAGACACAGTTGAATGAGAATATACTTCTACTCTTTCTTCGTTAAATCTAGTCTCAGTTCTGCACTGTCTGCGAGTTCCCCCCGTAGCGTTGCTGTTACTATGGCCTAAAATACCGCCAATAATAGCACCTGCTGCTCCTCCATTTTCAATGTTACCAACATTATTGCCTATAATACCACCTAAAATAGCACCTTTAAGAGCGTCACCTGTTTTATCTCCTGATACGGTTACGTCTTGACAAACTTCAACTTGATATGGAGTTTTATTGATTACTGATTTAAAGTGATCACGTATTGTTGCAGTTTCTCCTAGAGCTGCACTACTCCAAAAGATGGTTAAAATTATAATACACAGCTGTCGCATGCTTCTTCTCCTTCGTCAATATCTTCTAATTCTGGTGTGTGATTTAATTTATCTAAATCTATTTCCCCCTGCCCGTCATAAGTATTAAAGTAGTATAGCTGTTTACCTCCAAATTTATAGAAAAAGAGAAGGTCTTGAATCATTGTGCTCATTGGAATTTTCTCATCTTCAAAAAACTGAGGATTGTAACTAGTATTTACACTAATACCTTGGTCAATATATTTTTGTAAAATAGCACAAATCTTTAGATAACCTTCTGGAGATTTTTGATCCCACAATAGATCATACTTTGATTTTAGTTTATGAATGCCGGGAACTACTTGTTTTAAGACTCCGTCTTTAGATTGTTTAATAGATACAAAACTGCGCGGAGGCTCGATACCGTTTGTTGCATTTGATATTTGAGCAGAGGTTTCAGAAGGCATTAGCGCCATCAAGGTTGAGTTACGAATACCGTGTATTTCTAGCTGCTCACGCAAATCTACCCAATCCATACGCTCTACGTGAGGGACTAAATCATCAACATCTTTTTTGTAAGTTTGATTAGGCGTAATTCCTTGACCATACTTTGTTTCATGATTATACGGAATTTTACCTTGCTCTTGTGCTAAATCAGCGGAAGCTTTAATTAAATAATAGCTCCAAGCTTCTGCATACTCATCTATAAGTTCTAAATCAGGATTTTGATAAGAGGTGTTGTTTTTAGCAAGCCAATAGGCTAAATTAATAATACCTACACCGATTGGTCTTCTATTTTTAGTCGCTCGTTCAGCGGCTTTTACAGGATAGTCTTGATAATCTAAGAGTGCATCTAGACCTCTAACAGCCAGTTCGCAGGGTTTTTTGAAGTCTTCTGGTTTTTTAATATTGCCCCAATTGATAGCACTAAGGGTACATAGAGCTATCTCTCCTTCTTCATCATTAAAATCGTTTAATGGTTTAGTAGGAAGATCAATCTCACAACAGAGATTAGATTGATGAATTGGAGCCACTGCTTCATCAAATGATCCGTGAGTATTTGCATGATCAACATTCATCAAATACACTCGTCCTGTGTTTTTACGTTCTTCCATAAACTGAGAAAACAATTCGATAGCTGGAATGGTCTTTTTTCTAATGTTAGGATGTACTTCGGCTTTTTCGTATAGATACTTAAACTGATCTTGATCATTAAAAAAAGCCTCATATAACCCAGGAACATCACTAGGAGAGAATAAAGTAATATCCCCGCCTGATAATAATCTTTCATACATCAGTTTATTAAACTGTACTCCATAGTCCATGTGACGGACTCGATTGTCTTCAGTTCCTTTATTGTTTTTAAGAACTAGCAGATCTTCAACTTCAAGATGCCAGATTGGATAATACAAGGTGGCAGCTCCGTTTCGCACTCCTCCTTGGCTACAGGATCGTGTCGCACTTTGGAACATTTTATAAAACGGAATAACTCCTGTATGGTACGCGTCTCCACTTCGGATTGGACTACCGAGTGCTCTGATCTTGCCAGCTCCGATGCCAATACCGGCTTTTTGAGATACATATTTAACAATGCTAGAAGTAGTAGCATTGATAGAGTCAAGGCTATCGTCCGTCTCAATAAGAACGCAAGATGAGAACTGTCGCTGTGGTGTCCTAACACCTGCCATAACAGGAGTAGGGAGACTAATGTCAAAAGTTGAAATAGCATCGTAATAATCTTTTACCCATTTTAGTCTGGATTCTTTGTCATAGTTTTGAAAAAGGGTCATCGCAATCAGCATATAGGCCATTTGCGGAGTTTCAAAGATTTGTTTCGTAACTCTGTTTTGAACTAAATATTTACCCCTAAACTGCTCCATTGCAGCGTAAGTAAGTGTATCATCTCTTTGGTGCTTTATGTAACTGTTTAATTTATTAAATTCAGCTTTGGAGTAAGTGTTTAAAATTTCACTATCATAAAAGCCTGCATCAACATTTTTCTTTACTAGATCAATTAGATGAATAGGCTCATACTGCTCATATACCATTTTACGTAAATGATAGTTAATTAGCCTACCTGCTACCCACTGATAGTTAGGAGTTTCTTCTGAAATTAAATCTGCCGCTGATTTAATCAGTGTTTCTTGTACATCTGAAGTTTTAATTCCGTCAAAGAACTGAATCTGACTTTTAATTTCAACCTCACTAGCACTGACTCCATTAATACCTTCACAAGCTGCAAAAACTACTTTATGCAATTTGTCAATATTAAGTGGCTCACGAGTGCCATCTCGTTTAATTACTGTTGTCATGTCAGAGTCCTTTATTGAATAGAGCTAATATTATCCTCTTTGACAATAGATATTTTGTCAATTAAAGGATGTGTAAAGTCGTGGGAAATTAGAAATACATTCAGGTTTGGCTCGTTCTGTAATACTTCGATAAGCTTATCTTTACCTTCATCATCTAAGACTCCTGTGATTTCGTCTAAGAATAAAAGATTTATACTGCTGCCTCCAAGTTTAGACAACAGGCTTCTAATAGCTAAAAGTATAGACGTTTGAATTCTAGAGAACTCTCCGCCAGAAACTGTTTCAATGGGAGTTGCTATTCCGTTGTTGATAACTGAGATATTCAGTTTTTCTTTATCAAGTTTGAACTCTACCTGAAACTGTCCATCACTAAGTAAAGATAGATAGTGATTTATAGAAACTTCTAATTCTTTAGTTAAATTCTCTAATTTAAACGCTACGATTCCCGACGTAGAAAACGCTTTCTTTAAAATATTTAAAGAATTTATCTGATTTGATTTAGATAGAGTATCACTTTCGACATTGTTTTGTCTATTTGAAAAATCATTTTTTTGGTCAATTAGAGCATCGACTCTGGCATTGTGTATACCAACAGATTTATTATGTTCTAAAGCATCTGTTGCAGCTTTGTCTTGAATTTTAAACTGTATATTCAACTCGTCTATTTCAGCTTTAAGGTTTCCAGCATCTACATACTCTTTAGGCAAAGTTGTATCAATAAGCTGAGTAAGAGTTTCGAATCTCTCAATCTTTCTTTTGTTTTCAGCGTACTCTTTTTTCTTTTGCTCAATCTCTTTGATCTCATTACTCCATTTAGTAGCTTTGATCATACCTTCAGAGTGAAAAGTAGTTTTTTCATTCAACTGATCTCTTAGCTCTGACTTCAACTTTTCAAGATGAGATGTATCAATTTTTTGACCACAAGAGGGGCAGACGTCATTAACTTTAATACTAGCCACATCTTTTTCAATCTCTGTCATATCTCTATTTAGCATTATTAGATCTTGCTTCAGCGTTTGATACTCATCCCAGTATTCAAACTCAGCAGGCTCTTGAAGCCCTGAAGAGAAGACTAGATTATCCCTCTCTTCTATATAGAGATTATTTCTATCGATCTTCTTGTTAGTTGTGTGCAGATTGTCTAGTTCAGTTTGAAGAACTCCTACTCGCTGCTGCAAAGACTGATCTATCTCAGGCACGGNGACTTCTGATTTTTTATCAGGAATATCTGTAACTGCTAGAAAGTCTTCAATAGACTTTAGCTCTCCTTGTAGTTTTACAAGTTCTCTATCAACAGATAGAGCTTTGCTCTTTACTTTCTCTCCAATCGCAATATACTTTTCAAGATTAAATAGATTGATTAAAAACTTTTTACGGTTTGCATCAGTAGCTTTTAAGAACTCTAATAAATCTGTAGATGATTGATAAGTGAGCTGAGAAAATACATCAAAATCTGTGCCAATGATTTGTTGCAGCTTTTTGTAGGTATCTAAAACTTTATGTTCAGTAATATCAACTCCATCTTCCCACAGTTGAACTTTAGTTTGAGCACCTGTTCTAGTTACTTGTACCTCATAAGTAACTTCTTGATCTCCAACGATCTGAGAAAAAGTCAAAAACACTTTCCAAGATTTTTTCTTTGACCAACGATTTAAGATATCACCTTTCTTAATGCCTTTGACATTTTTATTGAAAAGAGCCTCTTGAATGATCATCGCGATAGACGACTTTCCACTACCGTTAGGAGCAGTCAGTTGAGTAATTCTACTCTTATTTAGTTCTATAACATTAGTTTCTCCATAAGAAAACATGTTATCAAACTCAAGTCTTTTTAATACAATGTTACTCATTTTATAGCCTTTTCTAAGTACAGTTGTCTCATATATTTTAAGGTGAAATAGTCCCAGGTAATGTATGTCATATGCTGATGCCTAGCTAGATACCTGATTCTATCTTCTAATCTAGGAATCATATTAACATTATTTTCCCAACCTGTCATTTTAACTCTTCGTCTGAGTTGTGGGTATGCTGAGTACAAAAAGTCATTATCTTTGTCTCCTGGTTGGTTGCCGTCAAAGTTTTGAGCATAGTGACAAAAGATAGGTTCTAGGGATGTGAAGGTAAAGAATCGATTGTTTGTATTGATTGCGTATTTTACGATATTAGGAGAGTCTTCCCACCAACCAACTCCTAGTCCTCTGTGAAAATCAGGATTATGACCTGAAAAGACTAGAATCTCATCATCTTTTACATATTTGAAAAGGTTGGTTAGTGCAATCTGTGAATACGAGTGAGTAAACTGTCCATGCTTCACAGCGTCGGGAATAACAGCCTCTAACATTTTGTCATAAGACAGATTCAACACATGATGCGTGATTGATCTGTCTTTGCAATATTTAACTGCATACATAGTATCATGCTTGTTAGTACCATCAAACAGACTTTGAGTTAAGGCTCTGAATGGAATGCCTAGGTTGTAAAAAGTTTCAGCAGTAATCTCAGAGTCAATTCCTCCTGATAAGGCTAGTACATACTTATAGTCTTTGTACTTTTGAGCAAACTGCTTTACTAACGCAGTCAAGTCAGTTTTGATTGACTCACCTTTACGTTTATAAGGAGGAACTGTTACTCTAACTCCGATCGACGGAACTTGGCTTGATCCTAAGTATCCGTTGACAGGCCTCATCCATGATTTATTTTGAACATACTCCCAGTAAACACGATTAAGCGATAGATCTATATTCATTCATCACCGCTTCAATATCTGCTACTTTAATATGATTAAGATAGATTTCTAACTCTTCATATGTGGTTTTGCCTTTTAGGTCAAGAGTAGATTCTTCGGCAGGTTTTTCAACCATCTTTTTGTCTAACAGTTCAGAGTTTTTGATCTTTGCAAGCTGATCGAGTGACCCAGTAACTTCATACACCACATGATTTACAGGATCGTCTCGCATCTCTTCGCCTACCGCGATCTTTTTACGAATCAACTTAGGCAACTTCAAATCAACAAACTCGCGAGTGTAGTTGCGAGAGTCGATTACGTCATAGATGTCAACTCCATACTCTCGTTTATCATCACGATCAAAGGTAGTGTTTAGCGGAGAACCTGGATAGTAACAGTTAGTGTCACCATAACGATGATTAAAGTGTAGATCACCAAGTAGACAAAGGCCCCAAGGGGAGAGAAGGGAGAAGTCATATTCCGGCGTAATATGTGGTGGAACTTCTCCGCGGATATGAGTAACCAAGATGTCATCTTCCACATATGCAGGAAGATTGCCAGTTTGCATCTCTCCATACGGGAAGAATTGAAACGACTGCCCAGCCACAGTCGCGCGTCCGTTTCTAGTAAATACATGGACGTTCTCATTTTTAATAGCGTTTTCCTGAGTGAAATGTTCAAAGAATGATTCTCCCTTGCGTGTAGCTTCATGGTTTCCTGGTATGATGTAGGTGGGAATTGTGACTGAATTGATATAGCTTAAAAACAAACAGATTTCATCTGGTTCTGGTTTCTTATCAAAGATGTCACCAGCTATAATGTGTACATCACAGCGTTGTTCAAGTGCGATCAGCTTACGAAACATTTGACGGAAACGATTCACTTGCCAGTCATATGGAACCTTCTTTTTGTGTAGAATGATATGCCAGTCGGCTGAACATAAAATTTTTGTCATTGCGCTTCCTTTTAAAATATGCTAAATTTGCTGCACAGCTTGTGAACAGCGTTACACCGCAGGTGAAGAGCTGGTGAACACGGCCCGCCTATGTGAGATTGCGTTGGCACGTAGTGCCGCAGCGAGGAACGTAGTTCCGCAGTTTCTGAGACACGTCACAGTTGCGCCCATTTTTCTATACGAATGTCAGGCCCACAGTAACAGTGATTAAAGGGGCACTTTATTGCTCTTTGTACTTTCTTTAAATTTTCTTTGTAAATATTTCCCAACCTTGTCTGAGGAAGGTTTAGAAAACAAGCACTAGGATATACATCTCCATTTGGCTTGATATGTAATCTGTCTTTACCTACCGCGCACATCATTCCTTTAAAATTTAAACTGTGTACCTGTCTGAGTGAGTCAACTGTGTGTCTCGCTCCATCAACTATTATTTCATAGTCATTTTTTGATTCACTTATAGAATCTTCTATTTGTTTTAACTGATCATTAGTATATTCATGATAACCAGAACTTATAGCAATATCTGAGGAATGTTCATCAGTAATCTTAACTATTGGACAATCCTCAACAACATCTTTTAGTTCATTGTACACTTGTAGTACTGATTCCCAGTTTTTTGTATCTGCCATTATGCTAACAGAATTTAATAACTTATGTTTATTTAAGATTTTAACTTTTTCTACAAATAGGGTAGGAGATGTAAATTCAGGATGAAAGCTAGTAATTATAAAATTAGATATTCCTTCTAGCTTATCAACATACTTACTTGGGTGTATAGATAAATTAGTTGTTAGCCTACAAGTAAAGTTTTCGTTAGTTAAGTATCTAACTAGTTCTACCCAGTTCTTATTTAGAGTTGGTTCGCCACCGAGAAAATTGATCTTAGCTTTTTTATTGTCTATAAATGATTTAAGATATAAAACAGCTTTTTTATATTCTTCTACAGATTTAAAATAGGTGGGAGCTGAGTTGTCATAACTTGCACAATAAGAACAAGAATAATTACATCTCTGAGTAAGCTCCCACTCTATTTCAAACTGATAATCAAAGAAGTTAGTTTGAAGAGCCTTGATTGATGATTTTTGAGACATCACCTTCAAAAGTATAACTTCCTACATGATTAAGTTTAGTATTTGGATCAAGCCAAATTTCTCCCCCGATTTTTTGCCATCTTCTACAGAATGTATAATCTTCTGATAAATAACGATTGTCATCAGGGTCATGAATTGTATCAAAAAATGAATAGCAATACTTATGAAACTTTTCATCAATATTTGAGTCATTTCTATAATGCAATTCAGGGTACGCTTGCATCATTTTTTCTACTACTTCTCTCTTAATTAAGAAGAAGCCAGTAGAAGCATCTAGCACTTCTACTGCACCATTCTCTACTCTGATCTGTTTAGTGTCTTGATTAAGAAACTTAAAGTTAATAGCATATTGAATAGGCAAAGCTTTCTTAGGATAGGCGGCTGCCATAATCGGTTTATCATAC